CATTGGGTGATGCTGCAATAACTAGATTGTCATTTTATAATGATACCCGAAGCAATGCCTTTGATATTTTTTCAACACATGGAAATGTGGGCGGAAGACGTGGTGGTGCAAAAATAAATAGGTTAGAGGACATGATTTCATTTATTGATGCAGATATTTATTTAATGGGACATTCTCATATAAAGGCGACTGAAACAAAATCAACACTATATGTAGATAAATCTGGAAAATTAAAATGCAGAAAAAGGATACTTGGTGTCACGGGTTGTTTTCTACATGGTTATCAAACTGGTGCAACATCATATCTTGAAAAATGGAATTATCCACCAACAGATATAGGTGTATTGAAAATAATGATTAATCCGAGAAAACAGGATATTCACATATCGGAGTGATTATAATGAGTGTGCTTTTTAGGTATGCTTTATTGATTTTTTCATTTCTGTTTGCTTGGGTAAACTGTTTTTTACTACATGAATTAATGCATATAAAGTCGCAGGGGCTATTGATGAAAGGCACAATTCGTGTTTCAAAGTTTGGAATGACGTGTGTGTCCGATGAAGTAAAAAATGAAAAAATATACGCATATTCTGGTGGAATATATTCTGGTATTATATATCTAATAATGTCTGCATTTCTTTTTATTTATGGAATATGGGAAATGTATGTTCCTTTTTCAACGGTTGGTGTTATAAATGTTTCTTATGGTGTTCTTGAAGGAATGGGTTATGTATCAAAACGATTCATACTTTATGTGGTGGTTTTCATTATAATGATTATCTTGTGGTTCAACTATGTCAATTTATATGTTTTGTAAAAGATGCAAAAAAAGAATACTGCGGAAAAGTCCACGACAAAAATATTGTAAAAAATGCGCATATGAAATAGATAAATATAAAAAGATGATGAGGATGCGTAGGAAAAGAAGTTTGGGTGAATCTACTCTCTGGAGTCATCCATACTCTGATTTTGAAAAAGAAATACAAGCAATAAGAAGAGAGAAAAAAAGAATTGGTATATAAATTATAAGTATTTTTAAAATCACACCTATATATATTGAATAAAGTTAAATAAAGGGTGTGCCGAGGGCTATTGGCGGGATTAGGGGTTGTTATAAACTAATGGATGCCGAGAGCAGAACAGTAGTTGTGCCTCTTTGAGTCTTCGAAGCATTTTTCTGTTCGGTATGTTCATTAAATCCTATTGTTCTGTCGGCACAATCCATTACGATGGCAATATGAAACTCAAATGGATTAATAAAAGATTGACATTTGAAGATGCTATTAAAAAATTCAAGAATGTTGAAAAAAAACTCGATGAATGTAAAAGGGAACTCGAGCTAATAAGATTTCACATGCAGTTAAGATGAATATTGAAATTCCATGTCCAAGAGAATTTCTTCCAAAACAACAGGAAGTATTAGATGCAACAAAAAGAAAAAAATACATCCTCTATAGTGGAGCATTCGGGGCAGGTAAAACTCTTCTATTATCTCATGTCGTCATTAGAGAATGTATCGCTAACCCGAGAAGCCTCTGGTTCGTTGGCTCTCAAACTGTACCAATGCTCCGGGATACAGTTGTAAGGACATTTCTAGAAGAGATTGATTTATATCAAGTTGAAATAAATAAAGCAAGAGCAAAATTACCGAAAGACCAACAGCATGTTCTTGATTTCCGTATAACAAAACAATGGAAACCAAGTATAATGGAATTTGTATTCTTTAATGGTTCGACTGTACTTTTCAGAAGTTGCGATGAACCAAGTAAATTCAAGTCATTAAATTTAGATGGCTTTGCTATAGATGAACCTGTTGATATAGATGAGCAAGTTTTTCTTATGCTGCAAGGTCGTTTAAGAGGAAATCATACAAAACATCGTTTGGGTGTTATGGCTGGAAATCCATCTGGTCGTTCAAATTGGGTTTATAGGACATTCTTTGAAAAGAAAAACAAAGAGTATTATGTTGTTCATACAACAACATATGATAATTCCTTTCTCCCCCCTGATTATATAATAAGCTGCGAAGAGAATTACGATGAAGATTATGCTCGCAGATACTTAAGAGGCGAGTGGGGAAGTTTCGAAGGTCAGGTCTATAAAGATTTTTCCTATACAAAACACGTTGGAAACTATGCGAACAAGGAATATAAATATTATATCGGTGGATATGATGATGGCTATAGAAATCCAGCCTGTTTCTTGGTTATAGGAATAGATGGAGACCAAAATATGTATGTTGTAGAAGAATATTACGAGAAAGGTAGAACATCTGCTGAAATAGTTGAAGATGTCCATGAATTAGATAAAAAGTATAATTTCAATAAAATATATGCAGACCCCTCTGCATTAAATTGGATTGAAGTTGCAAAACAAAAACATCTTCGTATTTATAAGGGAAACAATGAATTGGATTCTGGAATTTCAAAATTAAAAATGTTTTTCAAAAATGATATAATACATATCGACAAATCATGTAAAAATTTAATAAAAGAATTAGAGTCATATAGGTATGAAAAAGATAAATTCAGTAAAAATTTAACCGAGAGACCAATCAAGAAAAATGACCATGCTTGTGATGCTCTTCGTTATGCATGCACTGAATTTAATCCATTTAAGAAACCTACTATGTGCGCCGGTGGGCGATGGCTATGAAGGAATTAAGAATATTTGGAAAAAATATATTATCTTGGGGAGAACCACAATCTAAAATAAAAAGAAGCGTAAATAATGAATTAATGGGAGCAGCACAAAGATATAGTGTTGAAGGTCTCTCTTTGAAGATGTTGCGAAAGGTTGCTTTAAGAGAACCATTGGTATTGAAAGCAATCCATAAAAAAAACAAAGATACGTTTAGGAACTGGTTTTCAATAAAAACAAATATAACAAATACAAAGCCTGCTGTTAGAATAGAAAACATATTAACCAACTTTGAAAAACAGACAAATTTTCAATACATATTATATCAAGCAGGCATATCAGCGAATATTTACGGGACTGGTTTCATAGAGGTAATATATAAAGAGCCAAAAAATCGTTCTGTTTCTTCACCGGTAGACCGTAAAGCAAGACCAATAGGACTAAATGTTTTAAATTCTGAATTTATAAAAGAAAGAAAGCGAAAAAATGATTCAGATAAAACACTTTATTGGATTTATAAGGGCGACAAGGATATCAATGAAATCTATATACATCCAGATAGGGTGATACCAGTTGCAATAGACAAATTGCCATTTAGTCATTTCGGAATATCAAAAATAAACGTTTTAGCAAATATCTTGAAAAGTAAAATGAATGCAGATGTGGCAGCCGGTGAGACGTTAGCTTGGTTTAGTACTGGTATGCTTGATATGACTATAAACAATATGGATGATGACCAAGAGAAAGCAATGCTTGAATTGTTTAATAAGCATCCACATTATTTCGTTCATGACCAAGAATATGTTCTAGATGTAAAAAATCCAAACAGAATAGACCCAAAACCATTTTATGATTATTTTTATACCAATATTGCGGCTGCATTAGAAATGCCGACACATATTCTAACTGGAGAATCAAAGAATATAACTGGAATTGAAATAGGAGTATCTGATTACTATCATGATATAGAAAATATCCAAAAAATAATTTTCACTCCGATAATAGAAAAAATATATTCACAATTGTTAAGGTCATATGGATATAATTGGAATTATACGATAAAGTGGAATCCGATATTCGTTGATGAAATGACGGAAGGTAAAATCCTACAAGTAAGGTCTTTTTCTGCTGTTAATGCAAAGAATGCTGGAATAATCTCAATAAAAGAGGCAAGAAAGATATTGAATGATGGTGTTATTGCTTTGAATCCGGATGAAATTCAAAAAACAACCCCACAACCAGAAAAGCCTATCACACAACCAAACGTTGAACCACAGCCGGCAATAAAAAAACCAACAACTAAAAATGAAGTTATAGTACGACCACTAACCGATGTATCAAGACGAATGATTGAGGAAGCAGCTCGGAGGGAAAGAGAACTTGGAGAAAAAATACTTAAAGAACAGGAAGTACTCTTTACGTCAAAAAAGAAAGATGGAACACCGAAAAAAACTAAAAGAAAGAAGAATGAGTGAAGAAAGATGATTACTCTTACATGCCCAAGATGTGGGCACGTTGATACATACATCAAATCTGATTATAGGTGTTGTACCAACTGCATGTATCAATGGGGCGATAACTAATGTATTCGATAACTGTCCGTGGGCTTGAGGATGTTATGAAATATTTAGATAAGTGCGAAGAAACATTTGATTCTAATTACTATATTGAAGAAACGGCAAAAATTGCGTTACAATGGGCTCAACATTATTGTCCAGAAGATACAGGGAGGCTTTATGATTCACTGTATACAAAAATAATGTACCATAAATTTAAACTTGGTGCAAGTGCGCCGTATGCCATCTATAATGAATTAGGTCTTGGACCAACTCCATTTGGAGAAGCAAAATATAAAGGGCAACGACCATTTATTAGACCGGCTATACTTAATGCGTTGCGTGATTTTCCTGCTGTGTTTTTTAAGAGGTTTCCAAAATGAAGTGTGCAATATGTGGAAGGGATATGGTTGTTGTTGGTGATACTTTCTTATGTCAAGTATGCAACTTTGACGAAATATATGAATTTAACGCATTTGTTAAATATGATATGAGGAGGTACAAAAAATGAAAATTGTGTTATGTGGAAGAGCAAAATGTTGTCCAACAATTGAGACAACCGAATATGGATATGAGATAAAAGATGATTTCGGCGGTATAGTTAAACTGACCAAAGAAGAACTTAATAAACTCAAGCAAACGGAAATATAGGTGATATAACGTGAAAGACAAACCATCTGTTTTAGCGATAAAATTGGTTCAGGATGCTACAAATATGCTAAAAACAAATGAAGAACTTATTAAATTAAAACAACAACTACAACAATTTATTATGGCTAATAAAGAGATAGAAAGATTACAAAAGGATATAAAAAATAAAAAGATAACAAAGGTTCTTGTTCCAACATTGGGCGGGAATTTTATTCAGGTTAACCCAAATTCAAAGCAATACAAAGAAATGTTAGCGGAAAAGTCTAGACAATTCAATAATTCAATTAAAGGGATAGAGGGTCAAATAGAACATAGAGAAGACTATCTTCACGAAAATATGTTACGGGCTTTTTCTGCAATTGGAAAACATCTTAAAGAACATGGATTGGAATTACCAGATTTATCAAAGTATGAGGTGAAATAATGGATATTGTATATGGAGATAAGATGAAAAGTGAAATAAAACTTGTACTTTGGTATTTAAAAAGAAAACTTAAAAAAGAGTATGATATAACATTAAAAGAAATTGAGGATGATTTAGATAATTGTGGCAATCCAGTTATTTCTAGGATATGGAAAGAAATTAAAGATGCTGCAAATAAGATAAATGAAACATATCAAAGAAATATAGCACTAGAATTTCCGATGATTGCATTATGGATTGTATATAAAGATACTGCATACAATACACCATTTATGTATATAATCAAAAAGATTTTCGACAAAAAAGAAGAGCTTATGCCATTCATAGAAAAATACTATAAAGAACCAGATGAATGGTATGTGAATAGATGGCATGATACGAAAGAGCATACAAAAGAATTAAAGAAAAAGGGCGAATTACCAGATATTGAAGGTGCTATGAGTTTGGATGAAGAAATATTTGTTCCAAAATATCAACAAAAGAAAAT